ATGAACGGTCATATGAGAATGGCTATTGATAATCTGGCTCTTGCTGGTAATATGGTATTTGACATTGATGAAACACAACTTGTACCCGGACAGAACATGGAAGTTTATCCGGGCAAAATCTTCAGACGGCAATCTGGTGTTACTGGAACTGCTGTCAACGGGCTTAAATTCCCCAACACGGCCCCAGAGAACCTTCAGATGTATCAGGCTGCACGACAGCTTGCAGACGAAGAAACCGGGATACCCTCTATCTCTCATGGACAGACGGGTGTAACAGGAACTGGACGTACTGCTGCTGGTCTATCTATGATTATGGGATCAGCAGGACTCTCAATTAAAACTGTTGTAAAGAACATAGATGACTTTTTACTAAGACCATTGGGAGAAGCTTTCTTTCAATGGAATATGCAATTTAACGATGACAATGCTGAGATTATAGGTGATCTTGAGATTAAACCTAGAGGTGTTGCATCTGTTATGCAGAAGGAAGTCCGTACACAGAGACTTGTAACACTGTTGCAAACGATTGCTAATCCTCTTCTGGCTCCCTTTATTAAGATTCCAAATCTTATGAAAGAGCTTGCAATCTCTCAGGACATTGATCCTGATCAGCTTGTAAATGATACGAATGAAGCAGCAATCTTTGCAGATATATTGAGAGGTCTAAATGAATCCACTAATAGCCCGGAAACTACACCACCTAGTCCACAACCCGGAGGTATGGGAGCCACTGGAGGAGTACCTGCTGGAGCAAATCCAATGGACCCATCAGGCGTTGGGGGTGGAAATATCGGAGTTGGAGTTCCGCCGATTGCAGGGGAAGCTGGCTTCACTGGAAACAATCAAGAACCTCAAGGACGTGGTTAAGTCTACTATAGAAAATGATGATATATTAAGAAAGCAAGATAAATATAATGAGTACTAATACACCTTTACCAGTTTTGCAAAACATTTATAAAACTCAGCAAATGTTAGTTGATGTTATGAATGAGAATGAAGATATTCGTTTACCAGAAATGTCAACAGAAGCTTTAAATCGAATAAATGAAGAAATAGGTCGATTTAATTTAGAAGGAGGACAACCTGATCCAGTTGGAGATGATGCTGCTCAAAATTCTCCTAATGCTTCTATAGATGCTGGTTTACAAGATATGAGCCTAAATCCAAATATGAGTCCTGAAGAAGCAGCAGGAAAGCATGGAACAACAGTAGATGCTTTAGATAATAGAAATTCTCAATTAGCTCAAATGGAGCCTACATTGGGTGCCATTGTATCATTTATAGGTAATACAGTTGGTCCTAAGATCGGACCAATGGTAGAAAATCTTAGAGAAACTCCTAGACAAAGTTATTCTCGAATGACTTCTAGATTTGCACAAGCTAAATATGGTTTACCACCTAGTGAATATGGACTTTCACTTCCAGGTTTTTCATCTACAACTAAACCCGGACCAGTTGGTAATGTACCTATGTCTCCAGAAGACGAGCAACGGGACAGAGCACGACAAGATGCTGAAGCTGCTGCTGAAGCTGCTGCTGTAGCTGCTGAAACAGCAAGAGATCAAGAAGGTTTTGGTGGGCCAAGTAGTACAGATAGTAGAGGAGGTCCAAGTCAAGGGGGAGGAACAAGTGGATCAGGAAGAGGTGGTACAGGATCAAGTGGTAGTTTAAGTGGTGGATATGATGGGCCAGATTCAGGTGCAGATTCTTCTGATGGCACATCTGGTGCAGGGGGTATGGGGGATTACCTCAATACTGGTGGCAGAGTAGGTGCTCTGATACAGCATCTTCAAACAGGAGGAGATGTAGAAAATGCAGATACAAACATGGAAGTTGCCAATGTTCCTATGGGGGTTGTTGATGATCCAGATGGTGCTCCCGGTCCCTTTAGTGGTGGAACAGGAGTTGAAGATGATTTAGATATGGATGTAGAGTCTGGTTCATATGTTCTTAATGCAGAATCAGTACAGCTAATTGGTATATCAGATATAAATGCAGTTATTCGTGATGCATATACTATTGCTGTAGCATTAGGTAAGCCAGTACCTAAAGATTATGATGCACAAAATAAAGTGCCTATTCGTATCTCTAATGGAGAAGCTGTAATACCAAAACCATTAGTAGATATTATTGGTCTTGATAAGCTGGAGAAATGGAATCAGAAGGGTCTTCAACTTAGAAAGCAAAAAGAAAAGATGATGGCTGAACAGCAGAAAGCACAGCCACCACAGCAGCAACAGGTAGCAGCAGAAGCTCCCATGCAACAGCAGATGGGGCAGCTTATGAATGAGGGTGGGGTTCCTATGTCTCAACAGGAAGCTCAAGATAAATTATATTCTGAAGAAGAAATACAAAAATTACAAAGATTATTTAGAACAGATGATAGTGGTCCTAGTAAATCAAATATAAATGAAAATATTACTGTAGAAAAAGTAGAAGAAGATATTGATCCAGAGAAATTACAAAGATTATTAAGAGTAGATGATAGTGGTCCTAGTAAAACTGGTCAGCCACAATCAAATATAAATGAAAGTATTACTGTAGAAGAAGAAAAAAATAATGTTATGGCTGCTCAAGTGGGAAAAACTCCTGTAATACCAAAGTCTACATTTAATCTTAGGAAGTATACTGATAATTATGATGTAGTTTATGGGCATGACTTATATACACCTAAATTATCAAATAAAAGAATAACACGAATGACGGTTAAAGAAATTTTTGCTAATCAAGACCTATTGAAAAAAGCAACAGAAGATGAAACGCATACTTCAACTGCTCACGGACCTTATCAAATTAATAAAAATACTTTAAAAGATTTAATGAAAAGATATAAGTATGATATTAATACTGTATTTACTCCTGCATTTCAAGATAACCTTGCAACTGATATATTGAGAGAATCAAGAGTATTTAAATTTATTAAAGACCCATCTAATAAAAAACACAATCTAACAACAGTACAAAATAAATTAGCAAAAAGATGGGCATCTTTGCCTATATCTGGTTTTGATAAAAAATCTGCACATGAAGATCAAGAAGCTGCTTTAACTAGTACAGAATTTAGAGAAATATTAAAAAGAGTACAAGAATTAGGAGCAACAAAAGGAATACCCTTACTGCTAAAAACAATAAGAAAAGCAGAAGCTGCTCTTAGATAGATTTCGTCTGGATACCCGATAGTCGGCCCCAGACATTAACACCAAATAGGGATACCCAAGTTTTCTTGGCCCCCATAGGAGGTACAAACCATGACCGATGTTAATACAGAAGAGGAGACACTAGAGCCTACCCCATATGATAATGCCTACAGGAGAACACTTATGGATGATGATCCTGCTCCTGAAGAATCAGACCCTGAACTTCTGGACCTTTCAGATGGAGACACTTCAGAAGTTGAAGGATTGATTAAGGCACAGGATGAGAAGGAGCATGATTGGAAAAAGCGTTATAGCGATCTAAAGAGTTATCATGATCGTAAGAATAACGAATGGCTTCAACAACAGGAACTTACTGAAGCTAAGTTAAAACTAGCTCAACAGCAAGCTTCCACTCCACGAAATCTTCCAAAGTCTACTGAAGAGTTGGAAGAGTTTAAGACTGAATATCCTGATGTTTATGATGTTGTAGAAACCGTATCTAGACTTGAAGCAGATGCTCGTATGAAAGAAGTAGAGGATCGAATTGAATCTCTACGAAAAGCAGAGAGAGAAGCACAAGTCAGAACAGCAGAGAAGGAACTACTTTCAGTACACCCAGATTTTCTAGAGATCAAGAGTGATCCTGAATTTCTTTCATGGCTGGAAGAGCAACCTTCAAGTATTGCTGATGGTGTCTATAAGAACAGAACAGATTCTAAATGGGCCGCAAGAGTTGTAGACCTCTATAAATCTGACAAAGATATTGGTCAAAAGAAAAGAGGAAGACCCAGAAAGGCTGAAGCTGAAGCTGCCAAGGCTGTTACTAAAACAGAGAAAGCCTCTGCCAGTTCCAGTGAAGGTGAAAAGAAAATCTGGACTTCTTCTGAAATTGCCCGATTAAAGCCTCATGAATTTGCACAACTTGAAAAAGAAATTGATAAGGCAAATCGGGAAGGAAGAATTATACCATAACAAATAAGGAGACTTAACTATGGCTGAATTTGGTTTAGCTGCTGGTTATCAAAATCTACCGCAAGGTAATTGGGTTCCAGCGATTTACAGTCAAAAAGTACTCAAATTCTTCCGGCGTTCTTCGGTTGCAGAAGCTGTAACCAATACCGACTATGCTGGAGAGATTGAAAACTTTGGTGATACTGTAAAAATTATTAAAGAGCCTACAGTTACTGTGTCGTCCTATTCACGGGGTGCTGTTGTAAACACCCAAAATCTTGATGACAATCAAATTACTCTGACAGTTGATCAGGGTAACTATTTTGCCTTCAAGGTTGATGATGTGGAAGAGCGGCAGAGTCATGTAAACTGGGAAGCTCTCTCGACTTCTTCTGGTGCGTATAGCTTGAAGAAGGCTTATGACTACAACGTTCTCAAGGCGATTAGTGACAATGCTTCTACCGATACTACGAATCTCGGTGCGGCTGGTTCTGCTATTTCGTGTAATACGGGCAATGAGTGTGCTAACTATCTTAGCACGTTCTCTCGTCTTTTGGACGAAGCTGATGTTCCCGAAGATAATCGTTGGATCGTGGCACCGCCACAGTTCTATGAGATTCTTCGTCAAGCTGATGCTAAGTTGATGGACTCAAGTGTAACTGGTGAAGATCAATCCGCTCTTCTGAACGGTGCTGTAACCAGCCGCAAGGTTCATGGTTTTACGTTGTACCAGACTAACTCGATTACCGTTGGTACGGCTGGAGTTGCTTCTAGTCACACCTTTGGCCCATCCACTACGAG